GTTGTCACTGGGCTGAACGTTTGATACGAGGTCGAACGATTCTTCCTCTTCGACAATCGCTTCTTCTGGCATGTCGTTCTCCTTTTCTGCGCGGTCAGCTTGGTCGGTAAATCACCTTGTTGTGATCCACCTCCGCCCGGTAGCGTGACACCATCCTGTGGACGGACGGGTCCAGCTCGTTCGGGATGGGCTGCATGTCCGTCCGGATGAAGCCCATTCGGATCATCTCGTTGTCGAGCAGGGTCATCACCTCGCGGGCCTCGTGCTTGCTCATCGCGTAGACCTGGGCCTCGAAGGACACCAGAACGTGGTTCTCCGTGGACGCGGAGTCCATTGTCATCCTGTCCGGCGCGTTGTTGATTTCATACAGCGTGATGTGCGGGAACGCGTTCGGGACGGGCACATAGACGCTTTCCATCTCTGTGTATCCTTCCGAGGCCATCACGTTGTATACCCGGTCGAATACATCGGCTTCGATGTCGATCATGTGCTCACCTCCGTCCGATTTCGCCGTCACAGTCTGGACAGGATTCGCTCTGCCAGTTCTGGCGCTTTGTCTCTCAGTCTCTCCGCTGTCCGGTACATGAACGGCCGGCTCGGCTGTCCCATGGTCCAATGGAGCTTGCCGTCCCGCGGGCTGACGTACTCCCATCCGGCCTCACCGTGCCCGTGGATGTCGTACTTCCAGAGCAATACCGGGGCCGGGTGCGGAGACCCTTGCCCGACCACGCCCGTTCCGTATTCCACGAACGCCGCGTAGTCCGCGCCGGCCCGGATAATCGCGATATGCGTCTGCGGGTCGTAGGCCCCTTCGACGCTGCCAAGCAGTTCGCCGGTGTCAACCGCCATGAAGGCGAGGATGTGCATCTTGGCTTCGGCTACGCCATCGTCTTTGAGCGCGACCATCAGATCATCCAGCGCTTTTTTCAGGTCTTCCTGAAACCGCTTCAATTCGCTGATCGCCCGGTCGATGCCGCCCGGTGTCAGGTCGATGTGGATCACTCTGGACACGGTCCGTCACCTCTTGTTCGCGGTCAGCCTGCGCAGCGCGAAGGCCACCACGTTCAGCGACGGACTTTTCTGCCGAATCTCATACGTCTCACCCTTGTAGTCGATCAGACCGTACTCGTCGATGGGAACATCCACATCATCCATCAGCAGGATGTGCGAGTAGATGACGTTCTTCCCGAACCACTCATTGGACGCAAATCCAGTTGCTGCCCGGATGTTTCCGTAGTAGGTAACAGGCTCCCCGTAGGTCGGCTTCCGTTCTCCGGTCGCCAGTCCGCTCGGGGTTGAGTGTTCGGATTGTCCTGTAAGTGGTCGGTACGCAAACGGTTGAAGATTCCGTTTCAATAGTTTCATTTCTCCACCGCCTATCGCACGATGCCGCAGAACGGAACGATGCGCCCCATCAGGTCGCTTGGTATGTCCGCGCTTCCGTAGTAGCGGTGGACGCCGTTCTCGATGTGCTGCAATTCGCCCTCTGCGCCGCGCTTGTTCATCATGTACGCCGCGATTTCGACTTGCAGCCCGTCGTACTGTGGCGGCATTTCCATCCCCGTCCGGTCCGTGAAGCACTCATAAACCCGGTTGACGATCTTTTTTTCCGCGAGGTCGAGATAGGCGGTCAGCGTTTCGTCACTGTTTTCGCCGTCCACTATCGTACTGAGCAGTAGCTTTTTTTCAGTCAAGTCCACACCAACCGCCTCCCTCGTTACGCTTTGGTCCTCCGTCCGCGCTTCGGTTTTTCCTCGGTCGCGGCGGGGTTCTTTTCGGTGCTTTCGTCCTGGATCTGTTCAGCCGTGTCGGTTTCCACCGTTTCTACGCTGTCACCGAGAGCCTGAACGTCGGGCGCGGGGAGGTCAAAGACTTCCCCGGCGCGGTAAAGATTGCCGTCGTGCTTGATCCAGCACGTCGCCCGTACTTTCATCAGGCCGTCACCTTGATCAGCGCGACCTCATCCATGCGCTCATAGGAGGGCAGGACGATCTCGGAGGCGAAGGTGTTGATGTTCACGGGATGGGGATCGACAATCTGGGTAATCGCGACACCGGTGTTCACGATGGAGACCTCGGCGATGTTCTCCTTGTCCATCAGGTCGGCTTCCTCGGGGGTCGTACCGTACCAGGTATTGCCCAGCGCACCCTCCGGCAACACGGCGACATAACCGTCCGGAACGAACTTGGTCACGACCTTGTTCTCGTTCTTGTACTGCTTGTCGTAGAGGATGATGCCGTCGAGATCTGCGGTATCCTTCAGGACGGTGGTGATGTCGCGATCAGACAGATAGCCAACAGTCGTTCCGTTTGTGGTCAGGAAACGATTCTTGACAGAAGCCACATTTCGCAGCAGACGGAAGGTCGTGCTGTTCATCGCGATATATCTGGCGTTGCCGCCCTTGGCCGCAACCGCGTCCTTCGCGGTCTGAATGTCATCGAAGGGATCAGCCGTCGCTATAGCCGTCCACAGCCTATTGCCGGACAGCACGAAATAGTTGGTGGCCTTCCACTCCCCGTTCGGGTCGTAGTTGTAAGTGTAATCCACACCGTTCGCTTTGATCTGAATGCCGACGTTGCCGCCGGCCGCGAACAGGAGCTGCATGATCATCCGCTCCGGAACGACCGCAGCGCCCTCAATCAGATTCTGGGTGTCATTGAACACCTGGGTCAGCACAGCCTGCACATAGGGGTCATTTGTGTCCAGACTGCGCAGGATCTCCTGACGATCCTTCTCCTTGATTTTGAAACCCTCCCGGAAGAATGGCATCTCGGTATCCAGGCGGCTCACGCCCACGCGGTCACGGAAGGTGGCCTTGGCGTCGAACGCGGAGGGCATCAGTGTGACCGGCACGCCCTTGTTGCCCTTGAACCAGCTCAGATCGAGACCGGCTTTCTTCTGCGCCGGAAAGAGCTGCTCGCCCAGATAGGGGACACGGTTGCTCGTGGCTTCCGTCCAGTTCAGCGCAAGCGCGGCAGGACGGACAAGATTGCGAAATTCAGTCCAGTTCATGGTTCATCCTCCTCTCACGCATTCACGCCGATGTTGTCGCGGAGCACAATGCCGGGCAGCGCGGTTGCCAGCGCGGCGGCGTAGGTCACGCCGGAGTGCGTCTGAGCCTTCGTCTTGTCAATAATGCCCTGCACAACAGCAGCGCCGTTGGGGTTCTCGGCGGTGTCCACGTCATACAGCAGGATGCCAACGGCACCGGAGCCTGTCGTGGAAGCGCCTGCCGCGGTCAGGGGAGTGCCTGCCTTCACGATGGTCGTAGTCACGCCCTCGCCGCTCGGGGTGGCAACTTTGATCGGGATCGCCTGATAGTCCTTGCTCGCAAGGATCTCCACGCCGCCGCCCACAGTCACGTCGTTGAATTTCATGGTTCCTCTCTCCTTTCGTGTCGAGGTGTCATTTATTACCCGTTTTATGGGTCGATGTCGAAAGGATTACTTCACGTATGCGGAAATGCCGTCCCGAATCGACTTGCCTGACGCCGCGCTCCGCTGACCGAACTCCTTCGCCGTCGCCAGCGCACGGTTCTTGTCCTCGTCCTCGCCGCCGTCCCCGCCGATGCCAGGCGCGTGCAGTTTACCGAACTCCAGCCGGAGCGCTTTCTCCTTCGCCGCCCACGCCTTCTGAATTTCCGTCAGGGCGTTCTCGACGTCCTCCGCACCGTAGAGACACTCAGCGATCCTCCCGGAGATATCCTCCGCCGTGCCAAGCTTGCTCATGACGGCCTTAACCGCCTTGGTCTTGGCGACCTCCCGGCGAAGCTCCTCAATCTCCTTCTGGAAAGCCTCGTCTGCCGCTTTCTTTTCCTCTGCGGCGATCTCCTCATCGGACTGCTTTGTCCGGAGCAGCTTCTTGTACTCGGATGCTTCCTTCGTTGCCTTGTCGATGGCGGCTTTCTGCTTTACCAGTTCCGCTTTCAGCCGGGCAATCTCGGCGTTCTCATCGCCCTGAGAATCCGTTCCGTTGTCCGCGCCAGCGTCCTGACCAGTGGGATTGTTTGCGTCCTGTCCGTCGGGATTCGCAGCCCCCTCGCCGCCAGCGCCAGGAGCGCCGTCCGGTGCCATAAAGAAGAACATCCATCTCGCGTTACGGTGATTCCACATACGTTTTTCCTCCTGCGTTATTTTTTGTCCTCAGAGCGTTCTCTCGCTCTGGCTGTTTTGTGCGAAGCTTGTATCCCGCCTTCTCTTGCGGCTCGCGACTTGTTTAGAGACGCTTCTCTGCGTCTTATTTCATGGGGATTTCTCCCCGCGAAATCGGATTACTCGATCACCGGCTCAATCCAGCAGCGGCACCCGAGATGGGGCTTAACCGGGATCTTGTCAATGTCGAACACCTGCCCATCCAGCGGCTCGCAATCCTTGCAGACCCGATCATCGTGCTCAGTGTGCCAGATGACCTTTTTGATCCCAGCGTCCTTGAACGCCTGAATCGTCGCAGCATCCGTGATGCTGATCGCGTACTGCCCTGTCTGCCCGGCCCAGTAGCGGAGCGCCTTGTCTACCTCCTGTGACGGTCTTTGCGTTGCGCTCAACGCCTCAATCAACCGCTGCTTCTTTCGGTCCGCCTCCGCGATGAACTGATACAGCGTCAGCGGGTCGTTCTCCATCAGGTATAAGAGAACCCAGTCCATCCCGATCCTGCGCTTTGCTCTCTTTCGCGCCTCGCTTGATTCCTTTCCGCACTTGCGGAGCGCATCCGCATAGGCCAGCCGCGCAATCTCCAGATACCAGTTCTCTGCGTCACGGACCGCCTGATCGTAGACCGCCTTGACTTCGCGAACGATGTTTAGCTCATCGTGCCGCATCAGTTTCAGCCGGCCGAACCGTTTCAGGTTCTCCCGGTTCATCGCCTTGATCGCCCGATCCGCGTTGGTGTAGAACATGGATGGCATTTCCTCGCTTTGTCGGTGTATTCAGCCTGACTTACTCAGTCGGCGCGTATTCCTTGCGGCTGGCCTTTCGCCTGCACTCGGCCCGGTCATAGACCTGATTGTTCGAGTGCTTCATGAACGTCCGGTGACAGACCGGGCAGACGCCCGTCTTATTCTTCGGATGCCCCGTTCCGGTCAGATTGCCGCTTGTAGTGTTCCCGGCGATCACGTCACCGTCCCCGCCGTCCGTGTCCGCGCCGCTCGCCGCGTCCAAGGCCCTTGCCTGCTGTTCCTGATACTCGTCGAACGCCGCCGCGTCCATCTCCGGGTCGCGGGAAAGCTTCGAGAACTGGAACGCCTGGAGCGAGGTGCAGCCAGCGCCGCGCAGCGTGGAGAATGCCTGCGTCTTAACCAGCAGATCTTCATAGCTACGGCGGTAGAACTTCGGTTCCACGTCGGACAGCCGCAGCCCCGTGATCGCGTTGGCCTCGCTGCAGATTTTCAGGACGATTTTCAGTGTCTCCGTCTCTGCGGTTTTCCACATGCCCTCGGTTTCAAGCTGCCGAGCCTCGCTGTTCCACCATCCGTTCTTCATGATGACCGCGCCGTTGTTGGAACTGTCCGAAGTGTTTGCGTTGCCCTGGGACGGCATACCGCAGATTTGCAGGATGGTTTGATACATATCGTCCATCAGCGTTTGCGTCTGCGACTGGTCAAGCTGCTCGTTGAGGTAGTACACGCGGCTCGACCGTCCGTCCATGGCGGGCGGAAGCTTCAACGCGCCCTTTTCCTTCAGCTCGTCCAGCTGATCTCCGGTGATGTCCACGCCCTCAAACACCATGATTGCCTGGATAAACTGCTCAATGCCGTCCAGCCGGTTGCTCTGCGTGGTGTTGATCGCGTCCAGCAGCGGAAGGACAACCTCAAACGCGCCCATGTACAGCGGATTGCACGGATACTCGACGAGAGGCACCATCCCGAAGTTGTGCCGGTCCTCGCCCACAATCGCCAGCCCGTCGCCCGTCCCCTCGATGATGTAGGTCACGTTCGGCGTGTAGACCGTGTACTGAACATTCCCACGCGCCTTGTCCGTGTAGACGTAATGGACGCCGGCCACAACGCGCTTCGACACGTCGTTCAGCCGGATCACGAAGGTGTTGCTCGGCCCGAGCACATACATCTCGAACGGCGCTTCGTCCAGATATTCTGCCAGACGCGCCTTCCGGCTGTCATGGATGACAAGCCGATACGCAACGCCGCAGTTGAACATCTTGTAGGCCAGTTCCATATCCTTCGACGGCTTGCCTTCGGAGAGCATCATGGAGTTCAGCTCTGTGATTTTCTTCGTCGTTCCGTTCCGCGTGCTGCGGCTGACGTACTGGATCGGTTCGCCCGCGAACTCTGCCGTCTTGAACGTCACAATCTGGTTCGCAATGTTCACAACGACTTTGTTGTTCGCCACATCCGCGTTGTACTTTTTTTGCCGATTCAGGATCGGCTGAATGCCGCGCAGGTACTTTTCCAGCCAGATCACGTCCGCCCGGTTCGCACGGTGTGTCTGCATCGCGTCCGTCAGCACGTCGATCACGTTTTCCCGTGTGATCTCCGGCTCATTTGTGAAAATCTGCCGCCGTCCGTGCATTCTTCGCTTTGATGCCCCGCGGACAAGCTCGCGCTCCGTCGTAATCACGTCCTGCTCCAAGCCGACCCCTCCTTTCCGCAATGGTGCTTTGAGCGTAAAACCAGCTATCTCCGGTGTTTTTCCATAAAACAAAGCGCACCAAGCACCTCTCTTACCAGAGACAGCACTTAGTGCGCTGAGTTCAGCCGCATTACGGTTTCCCGTCGCGGCCGTCTATGAGGCGTGCCGACCACAAAATGCGGTGGCAACTTAGTCTACCTCAGATACTATTCTACTTATCCCGTCCGAAATGTCAAGCATTTCGCAGAATTATTTCGGGTTATTTTGTACACATTGTGACTGTTTAGGACTTTTTGATGGGTTTAGGATTTTTTGATTGGTTTAGGACTTTTTGATGGGTTTAGGATTTTTTGATTGGTTTAGGACTTTTTGATGGGTTTAGGATTTTTTGATTGGTTTAGGACTTTTTGTTGCTATACATCAGACTTTTGCCGAAATGTCATGCCTCCCGCCATCGTCTTTTTGTTTTTTTCGCGATTTTTTGGGGTCTGTATCACCATATGCGATTCAGAATCTCCACTTTTCCTGTGAACATCGTGCTCCGAATCAGTGCGGACAACTGCGCCATCCCGTCCGGTGCGTCATCGTGCGGAACCTTCCCGTTCCGGGTGTACGTCGTCAACTCCCGCATCATCATGCCGTACTCGCTCCCTGGCGTGTACTTCGACTTATCGAGGAAGTAGAAGTTCTTAAGGATAAAGTCCGACTCCACCTCGATCCGCGTAGTTTTCTTCGCCGATGACCGTTTCAGCCGGATGCTTGTTTTCCATCCCTGCTTTTTGACAAGATCCTCCACGTCCCGCGCATAGTATTCTCCCGCGCTGTTCGACTCAAACTGTGCCATCGGGACCTTGTGCTTCACCAGCATGGCCGCGCATTCCGGCTTGGTGTGCTCCGGCGTTGCATTGCTGAACACGCAATCCACAATCATCACGTCATCCCCGTACACATATGCTACCGGGAGCATCACGCTGTCCGACCCCTTCTCCGCGGTATCGCACGCCGCAACAATTGCGTCCGGTTGCTTGTCCGGCAGTTCCAAGAACCGGTTCAGCTGATCCTCCGGGAACAATCGTCCCTTCGCCTCAAACGGCTGCTGCTGAAACTGCGACATCCACTGCATTTCGGTCACAAGTTCCCGCTCATGGCGGTAATACGCCGTCGTGAACATCGGCTTTCCGTGAATCTTTATTTCAAAATTGCTCTCGTCCGTCACCGGGTCAAGCGCTGGAATCTCCAGAATCTTTTTCCTCCATCCCATCGACGGCGCGATTTCCTGCAATCTTCCAATCGGGTCATACAGCGAGTACCTTGTCCCTTGCGCCACAATCGGACACCCTTCCAGCCGTCTGCCCAAAATATCGCCGCGCACCTTGTCCCACAGGAAGTCCAGCCGGTCCCGGTTGACCGCTTCTTCCTCGTTCTTCACGGTATCGTCCAGATAGACCACGCCGTCCGGCGTCGCTTCCGTCGAACCGGTGATTTGCCCGTCGATCGGTCGGCATGTGATCGTTGCAAATCGTTTCTTTTCTTTCAGATTGATCGTTTTCTCATCCGCGTTCGTCTGCACAAGTCGCGATTCCGGGAAGATTTCATAATACGTGTACTTGTCGCTCGATGTCAGAATCTCCGTCATACCGTTGTAAAAGCTCTTCACCAGCATATCGCCGGCACCAGAGCATACCGAGGACCCGTTCGGCGCATTCCCGGCCCGGAACAGCACAAACCACGTCCCGACAGTCGTCTTGCCAGTCCGCTTTGGCTGACTTACCGTCAACAGGTCAAGTTTCCCGTCCTGAACCTCCTGGAATGCCGCAACAATCGGCTTCAATACTTTCCGGCGAGGCAGATAGAATCGCTCCTCCGCCGGCCGGTTGATCTCCAGATACATCATGAACGCATCAAAATCTACCTGCGCGTCCATCAGCAAGCTCCGCCGATACGCAAGGTTCAGCCGGTCCAGCACCGCCAGCGAACCGTCCGCGTTCCGACGTACCGCCCGCACTATCTCATCCCGGAAAGCCCCGTTGTATTTGTGATACTTCCCGTCTCCTGCCTTGACGTACTCATACATCATCGTCACAACATCATCATACGCCACCGCATCGTCCGGATGCGATTCAATGTGCTCCAGTGCGCCGAGAATCGCCTTGTCCGAACCGTCGTAGATGTGCCGAATGTCCATGCCGTATCACCTTCCCATCTGTCAAATATCAATATCCGTTTTTCAGTTCTGTCAAATATCAACATCCGTTTTTCAGTTCTCCATCTGCCAAATATCAATATCCGAACAATTCAACGCTTTTCCGTCCAGAACGTTCGGGTTCGTTATGTCCAAAGAAGGGCGCGGGTCGCAATGATCCGCGCTGAAATGCCATTTCTTCGCACTATGCCGCTTTAATCCTGCTGTACCATGTCGATCTGCTGATTCCAAGCGCCTTGCAGCACTCGCCAACAGTCATTTCGCGTCTTTTTTGCTTTTCGCGGAATTCTGCAAACCGAACCGGATCAATCTGCTTCTCTGGGCGGCCGTAGTCATCCCATTCGCCTCTGTCTTTCTTCGCTTGAATCCCTTCCATCATCCGCTGATGAATTTTGTTCCGCTCCTGCTCCGCAATCGCGCCGAGCACCTCGATCAGAACATTGTTCACCATGTCCTGAATCCAGTCCTGACCCTGAAAGTCGATTAGTGTTGTCGGAACATCCAGCACACGCACCGTGACGCCGTGCTGCTTCATCCACGCCAGTTCAGACTTGATCTCGTCCTTGTTCCGCCCCAGCCGATCAAGTTCCTTCACGATGATCTCGTCACCGGTCCGAACCATCCTGCGCATCTCTTGATATCCGCTACGGTCAAAATTCTTCCCGCTGACTTTATCGCAAAATACCCTGTCCGCTACGCGATACTTCGACAACGCCTCCAACTGCCTGTCTAAGCACTGATCTTTCGACGACACCCGGCAATAGTGATAAATCATTCCAAATCACCATCCGTAACATCAGTCTGCCCATCTGCGTTCTGCGTGAGTTTCCACACATTCTCCTTGTTTGAACTGTTCCTATCCTTGATTATTACATCAAAGCCCATTGCGTTCAACACTTTAAGAAAGTTCGATACAACCATGCTCTTCCCGCGCAATAGCTCGCTGACATTGCTTTGCCTCTTCATTCCACATAGGCCAGCCAGCATCGCCTGATTGTACCCACGCGCTTTCATCGCGCTTCGAACAGCTTCCTTCTCTGTCATCATAAACACCTCTTATCTCGCCCGCTTTGGAGCGCTCTTAATCTGGCATAAACAGAATAACATAATGTTATGTTATTGTCAAGGGCTTTTTGCACTGTTTGGAAATACATACGACGACCTTTTTCACAGAACAAAGTTGTATATGACGGCTTTTTTTCTCGCTGAACCGTTCCTCGCTCTTTGGCTTTTTTTGTTTTTTTCGGGGCGGAGAGGGGTGAATAGGCTGGGGTCGCGCTGCCTAGATCCCCCGCGGGTAGGCAATATTCGCGGACGCGGTCAGATCGTCCAGCAGGCCCACCGAGCGCAATAGATGAAGGACTTCTTCATCTTCCATGCGGACGCGGTCAGATCGTCCAGCAGGCCCACCGAGCGCAATAGATGAAGGACTTCTTCATCTTCCATGCGGACGCGTCCGCCGCGAATATTGCGAACCTGTCCACAAAAGCAGACATAAAAAAACAAATTTTTGTGCAACTTGCACAACAGAAAAACCTGTTTTTTGTGCAAATTACCATTGTGAAAAACAGTTAAACCTGTTATATTATAGCCACAACAGAGAAACCTGTTGCACACCACAAAGAACCGCACGACACAACAGAGACACGAAACGGAGGGACGCACACAAAAAACCGTGTACACCCGGAAGGCAATGCACCGGACCTTGACAACTAAATAGCCGCCGAAAAACAAGAACGGCCCGAATGGTTATAAAACCGCCGCATACAGCGCGGACCACGTCGAACCGGTCCAATATTGGACGGCGGCAATAGTTCCCTTAAAACGGCCGGCCGATGGAAGTCCATCGGCGACGGTTGCAAGCCCGCGAACGTTGAGCAGGGGAACACAAAAATGGAGGTATAAACCATGGAAAAGCGCAGCGCATTGTTCATCACGGCCCGTCAAACTGAATGGTTGAATATCATTCTCGGTTCGGTCGAAACGGAAAAAACTATCTCGGTTGGCAATCCATACGACTATAAAACGATGGAAACGGCCTGCGAATGGATAGCAAAACAGGCGCGGAAAAGCGCGGACGTGTCAATCAAGCTGACCGCGATTGTAAACGCCGCCGAGACGGTCCGGGCCGATATCTACTATCAGACCGAATCAAACGACTTTGCCGCGTACATATGGCGCAACGGGAACAGTTGCTATCAAGTGTACGCAAAGACGGCCGCAAAGATTGCAAAAACGACGTATGAAAACGTCATGGAATGCAATCGAATTGACTATGTAGAAAATCCAGCATTCCAGGCGGCATGATGCCGCCGCGTAAACCGGCCACGGCGAACACGACGCCGCGAAGGTCTAAAGCCCTTGCAAACAGGCGATAGCGCAAAATCTTCTGCTGACCATGAAAGGGGAACAAAGGACCATGCGAACAATGAAAAGACTCTGCAAACGGTTTGAACGGATCCACGCCGGATATAAAGCCGAGCTGGACAAGCTGGACTCCTACCGCGGCGCGTATTGGGTCCATGTCTACAATGACTTCATCGGCTCTACCTACTTCTTCACTTCTGCTGACGAATTCAAAACCTGGACGCTCGGCGTCATTCTTGATTGACTTCTGCTGACCATGGGAGGGAATTATATGCTGATTCTTGCGAAGTCCTGCAAAGGTTCCGAATTCCTCTACAGCGCAAAAAGCGCACATGCCGTATCAAAAGCAAGCGCCGCGAAAATCCGCGACATTGTGAACCAGTACAAATACAAGCTTTCAGAAAATGAAGTTTGGCATATTCACGAAGTCAGCTATTACGACGATGCATCATTCTATGCCGAACGGCAAAAATTCACCATCCGCAAGGGAATAGTAAAAGAATCCTTCTGCTGACCAGCCGAAACGGGGCCGCGGTCCCGTCCGGGTATGATGGCAACATGCCCGCCGATGATGGCAAGCCACAACAAAAGAAAGGGGAACACAACCATGAAGAAGTATGCTCTGATGCCGAACGATTCTCACAAATCCTTCTATGGCAAGGCGATCGTGAAAGAGTACGAAAACGGCGTGAAGATTCTGCAATCCTATAAAACGGACGTTCTCCGGATTGACCCGGACGGCAAATTAACCAGACTTTGGAACGACTGGAGCGCCACGACGGGCCGGCATATTAAAGCTTTCTGCGGCATCGGCAAGGCCGAATACCTCAAGTTGGAGCTCGCAAAGTAAAGCCGAAACGCGCTGCATAGCGCGTCAGTGCAAGCTGGTAACTTGCGCTCTGATGATGGCAAACCGCCTGACCAGGACACCACAGAGAAAGGGGAACTTATACATGAGCAATCTGTACTCGCTGGACAACATCCGCACGGCCCTGAAAAAAGAGCTGGACCAGGACAAGGCGCTCCGCGCCGCTTGGCAGGCCGTCAGCTACAAGGCGAAGAAGGACGGCAAGCCCTTTGCGAACCTGGGCAAAAACATCGACGGCGCGACGATCAGCCAGAAAAGTTACGCGCTCCGCCCTGCTTACGAGAAAGAACTCTGCGTCTCTTCCTTCAGCGGCCCCACCGGATACGTAAGTGACACCATCGACCTTTATAAGAACGCCGGCCTCGAATCCTACCTAACAGCTGAACAGGCCGCGAAGAAAGAAAACATCATCCCGGCCGAGGGCTATCTCTGCTCGCTCTATCTCTTCGACCTTGACGATATCAAGCAGGCAATCGCCGACCGCATCGCCTACTATGACCAGCAAATCGAAGAACTGACCGCAAGCCTCGACCGCCTTGATAACGTATTTTCCCACTTCGCCGCCGCCTATCGCACTGCAATGCAGGCACTTGAAAACGATACCGCCGACCTGAAAAACAAATCCATGTATTACATGGTCCGCGATACCGTGAAGGAATGCTATCCGTACATCTGAACCGCCTTGTGCGGTTCCTTCCAGGGCTTGCGCGTCAAGCCTTGGCAGGAGCTGCAAAAGCACGATAGCACAATCAGAGGACACGCAACAGGGATTTATCCCGCCGATGCACGGCCACCTGTTCAGCAGGCCGCCGTGAACAAAATTCATCGGTTCCGCGCGTCCCAGCGCACAAGCCCAGCCGGAGGGAAGAAGGCAATCATCTTCTGCTGACCTGCTGACAAAAAGGAGGCTAAAACAATGAGTCCTGAAAAAGTCATATTCAGAACTGAAAAGAATCCCTATTTCAACGGGGACTCGTTCCTGGCCGTTTTCCCTGAAACGGCATCGAACCCGGGAATGCTGGCCGCTCTCCCGTTCCACTACGAGAACGGTATTGCAATCTTTGAGCCGTTTACCGAGATTTCCAGGGGGTATTATTACAAGACCAGAATCATCCACGCGCGTTCCGTGATCGTCCCGAAGCTGATCCAAACGATTTCTGAAAGATACCACGATGCTTTTGTCGCCGCTGAGCGCATTCTGAGATGATTGAAAGGAGCTGACCCGCCGCCATGGTAAAGTCCTACCGCACGCCAGGAGGGCAGTACAGCGCCCTCTACCACGACATGACCCTCCAGCCGCATCTGCTGATTGCAGGCGCGACCGGGAGCGGAAAGTCCGTTGTGATCAACGGCATCATGCAGGCCCTGCTGACGCTGCACAGCCCAGCCGAAGCGCAGTTCATCCTCATCGACCCGAAGCGCGTGGAGCTGTCCATGTACCGCTCACTCCCGCATACGGTGGCCTACGCGAGCGAACCGGGCGAACCGGCCCGGGCGCTCCAGCAGGCTATCCAGATCATTGAAATGCGCTACGCCGCCATGCAGCGGCAGGGCGTGAGAAAGTACGCCGGCGCTGACCTCTATGTCATTATTGACGAGCTGGCCGACCTCATGACCACGGACAAGCGCACGATTCAGCCGTTCCTCCAGCGCATTGCCCAGATCGGACGCGCCGCCAGGGTGCATATCATCGCCGCGACGCAGTGCCCGCTTGCCTCTGTTATCCCGACCGCCATCAAGTGCAATTTCGATTCCCGGCTCGGACTAAGAACCAGATCCGCGCAGGACAGCCGGAACATTCTCGGACAGCCAGGCTGCGAAACGCTCCCGCGATACGGTTCCGGCTACTACATGACGCCCGAAGGCATCAGCCGCTACAAGCTGCCGATGTTCACGGATGAACAGCTGCAAGCCCTCATCAACTACTGGACCAGCCGCGCCTGCATCGCGGCGTGAAAGGAGATCACCATGGAAAAGAGCACATACTATGTTTTCTCTTGCCGGACAGAGGACGGCAAGCTGTACGCCTACGCCGATACCATCCAGAATTGCGAGAATCTTGTTTCCATCTTCGCCAGGATTCCCGGTCTGCTGACCGCGAACGCCTGCGACACCCGCCGCAAGGCGGATGAAATCGCGCTCTGCTGGAACAGGTCCTACCGTGACAATGGCACATATGCTTTCTGATAATCGCGAAAGGAGATCATAACCATGACGAAAGCCGAAATCATCAAGACCCTGACTGACCTGCAAGAGCTGAAGCGCATGCAGGAAGAGCTCGAAGCCGAGATTGCCGCACTGACCGACGCCATCAAGGCCGAGATGGGCGAGTCTGAACTCCTCACCGCCGGCCCGTACAAAGTCACATGGAAGCCCGTCACCACATCCCGCATCGACACCACCGCCCTCAAGAAGGCCCTTCCCGACGTCGCTGCCCAGTACACCCGAACCACCACCGCCCGCCGCTTTCTGGTGGCGTGACCAGACCGCCCGCCCGTGGGCATCATACGCGGGCAGAAGGGAGCAAACACCATGTATAATTATGATCCAGCCACCATTTCCCCTTGTGAATTGCCCATCCATCGCCGTGTGAACTATCACAGCAAATGCGGCGAACGCTTCTGGAACATCAAGAGCGCGAAGGATTATTGTCTTGCCCTCTGCGGCCTGCCGGACACGTCCCAGGTGGATTTGACGCACGAGGAATGGGAAGCCGTCGCAGCCGTCGCAAACGGCGGCATCTGGCCCGTTCCGAATCATCCTTACACCAACGAGAATTGGCACGATGACAAGAGCTTCAGTGCCGTGCCGGGGCAGGAAGTGACGAAGGAAATCTATGAAGATATGCTCGGCGTGCTGCCGCCCTACAGACTGCCGCGCTGCAAGCGAACGGCGGAGTACACGTCCGGCTTTATGGTTTCGGAACCCATAGACTGCGACCTGAACACCGGCAAGGCCCTGTATTCCGCGTTCGGAAAGAGCGGAGATAAGTATTATTACATTGGCCTGCTGCCCTACTGCCCTGCGGAATAACGCCACACGATCATTTCAACCGCCCGTCGTGGCGGTTTTTTGTTGTCCTGCTTTCTGCTGTCCCGGTGCTGTTCCGGCCGTCCCGGATCCGCCGGGGCTTTGCTCTTCCGGAAAGATTGACCCGCCGTCCTGCCCTCCTCCAGCCGTCCTGATGCAGCACGTTCATAGACACGCCCAGCCGCCGTTCTGAGGGCCGTTGCTGGCGCGGGTGAATAAGAACTCACCCGACGCCCTGCTATCGATCCTGGCGCAATCTGGTGCAATCTGGAGGCATTCGCGGCGGTGCTGTACTGTCCGGCTGAACAGGACGCCCTCCGCACCCCTTCCCGGGAAGGAAAAACGCCCGCGGTCTGGTGGGGCCGGGGCGTATGGTACAGATTGCCGTCTGGATTCCGTTTCCTGATCAAAAGCAACCCGCTACGTCGTAATATGTATTTATTTACATATACTGTACCAATGTACCATGTATATATTCCTTGAATTATTCGTTTCTATAACATTATTACACATCCACATCAGTCATCCGGAACGGCGTTGGTGTACTTTTTCCTGACTTCTTCCGGATTACCTTCATCCATCGGATTATTGGGCGTGACGACCACCTGCGTTTCGTCCCTGTATTGCCAGAGATTCTTTCCGATGAAGATCAGACTTGCCGGATTCGCCTTGCCATTCATCATGTAATCCATCCACAATTCCTCAAGTAAATCCAGCGCCTTTTTAATCACGGGGGAATGTGTCGAGCCTCTGCATTCCCCTCTTTTCCACGAATTGACGGTAGTTTTATCGACGCCCAGCCAATTAGCCATACCGATCATATTGGGCTTATGGTCGTTTGCTTCACAGAAGTCGAAGTAGTCGTTTATACGTTGTTCGACCTGTTTGGGATCGGATATATCGATTGGTGGCAGATTCATTGAAACCCGGGCCATGCGGAGGTAGCGGGCATTGTCACCCGGTTTGGTGTATTCTTCGCCGAAGTTAGCGAGATCTGGTCTGTTGCGGTGTTGTTTTTCCTTGACCAAGGTTTTGACGGTATCGTGCTGTTGTTTATCGTTAGCCAAGGTTTTGACGGTATCGTGCTGTTGTTTATCGTTGCTGTTGTTTTTTGTCGTTGGCATGTTATGACCACCCTTCTGATTCTGATGATTATTTGTCATGTGCTTGTTCTTCGCGTTCTGCGCCATTTCTGGGCGTTGCGCGCGTTTCGGTGTATTGTTTATCGTTCTGATGTCAAGTCGGGCTGACAGGGGCGTTTTTGTGCAACTGTGAGCGTGTTGCGGTTGGCTTGTCGTTCTGGCGCTTGTTTTGATATCGTGCGGCGCTGTCAGTCGGTCTTCTCTTGTTCTGATGTTGTGTGTGCTTTTTCCTTCTGGTGTTCTGATGTTGTGTATGTGTGTTCCTTCTGGTGTCCAGGTGTTGTGTATGTGTTTTCCTTCTGCTGTTCAGGTGCCGCTGTTGTATCGCGGCTCTGCTGACATGTCATCTCCTGATCGCATCCGCTCTTTGCCACCCGGAACGATGCTTTCCGGATGCGGCCAGTTGATTCTTCGTAGAGCCCTCGCTCGATGGCGACCTGTTTGGTTATGTCTGAGATCACCCGCCACATGGTGCGCTCATTGAGGCAGTAGCGGGCCGCCTGGTTTCGTGCGGAGCGGACGTCCCGGTCCCGGAAGAACGCGGCGGAGACATCACGCTGATACGGGGCGAGATTGCGGATCACGTTATCGCAGGCGGTCCATGCGGCGCGGTTCGGGGTACTCATGGCGGAGAGGTCGGCGTTCTGGTGGGAGTAGTAGTACCGGATCATGGAGTTCACAATGGTTTCGTAGTATGGCAGCTTGCGCGGCGTTTTGATTGCGGTTCTGTCGTCATCGTTCTGCTCCGTTCTGGTGACGTGTTTGTCCGGCGATGTGCTCTCTGGCGCTTGTTTTGATGTTGCGGGGTTCGCTTTTGCTCCGCGCCGGTTGAGCATGTACATGTCCTCCGCGTAGACAATGCGGCCCAGATGTCCGACCTTCGCGGCGCTGTCGCAGTAGATTTCCCGTCCGAGCTGACCGACGCGCCAGCAGAAGGAAATGTCCTCACCGAGGTTTGCGTGATAGTCGAAGGGCGGTCCGAACTTGTCCCACACATCCCGGAGCAGCTGCACACTGGTCATCACGGCCCCGAAGCCACAGGCCGCAATCCGGAAAAGCTGGTCATGCGGATAGTCGAAGAAGATCGACGGTGTGATGTTTCCGGTTGATTTATCCTCGGTCAGCGCGTCATAGATCACCGGCGTGGTGGGTATCTCGCGTTTGAAAAACAGTCCGCAGACCATCTCGTGTCCGTTGTCCATGTCTTTGGACAGTCGCAGAAGCAGGTCGTTGTCAAATACCATGTCGCTGTCGATCCAGAGGATGCGGTCGAAGTTTTTATCGATGGCGAGCTGCGTGATGCTGTTCCGGGCGTCCTGGATCAGCGTACACTCGGACAGCGCGGTGTAGGTTTCCGGCAACCGGTGCAGATACTCCAGAGATTTGACGGTACGGGTCGGAATGGTGCTCATGCACGGCATTGCGATAAGGGTTTTGATGGAGATCACCTCGATTTCGTGGTTTAATTCGTGCTTAATGGTTCTGACGTTTTCGATGGCGAATTGTTCATTAACCTATCGGCTTCTGCTTTTTCGCTGATATTCCCGCATGGCTTTCTGCGTTTTCGGGAGCCGCGCTCCGTACCAGCAGCCTTCCCGGTATCGGTCGTTGAGATAGGCTTCCCTTTCCTGCCTGAACGCCTGATACGGGACGCAGTGGTCGTGGCATCCGATGTAGCGGGAAAGGCAGTCCTTGCATGGTGAGGGTTTCGTTGGCGTCATCTCCTGTCATGGGGTTCAGCGCCGCCTGGATGGGCTGAAACCCGTGGTTTGTGCCGACGTGGTACAGCGTGGTACAGTCGTGGTACAGTTGACGTACCATTTCGACCCTTGCTAAACCCTTATTTTATGCGGGTTTGGTACAGATGGTACAGATGGTACAGTACATTTTTCGCTTTACGCGCGAGGGCACGCGTATCCACGTTTTTCAGCTCCTTCGCGTGTATTCATTTTTTCTATAGATGGGTATGTATCTGATTTTACTGTACCATACGTACCAAACCCGCTTAGAATAAGGGCTGAGGGGCTGTTCGGACTGTACCATTGCTTGACCATGACTGTACCACGGCGGCGTTTTCACGTACATTTTGAGTCGATTTTGAACGGATAATAAGAACTTTTGTTCTCATTAGAACGGCAGATCATCGTCCTGAACCGGAATTAACAGACTTTGGTCTGTTTGCTCTGGCTCGTCCGGCTGGATTCGGAGCGCCACGCAGTTGACGCGGGTGCCGCCGATCACCTTGCGCGAGTTGAAGCTGTCCGGTCTCCACATTTTTCGGAGGATGCCTCGGCGGTCGGCCCAGGTCAGGAAGGACCCGGGCGAGTAACCGTTGACCAGCAGCATCCGGTCGAAGAAGGAACGGATGATATAGATGGTTTCGTTCTCTTTGTCGATGGTCCCCCACAGCTCGCCGTTGTTGCCGTCCGTCTCGAACCGGGCCGGATTGCCGCCGATGTACCCAATCAGCCAATCATAGCATCGGGCGTTGATATCGGCCTGCTCGCGGGTGATGAGGTAGGGCTTGATGTCCGCCACGGTCAGAGCGCGTCCGTCGTGGAAAATCGTCTTCTCGGCCAGCCAGTCGGCCGCCAGTAGGATGGACGCGGAGAGGACCTGCTTGTCCTGAATGTCCCCGGAGAGGTCGGCGTAGAACCGTTTCTGCGTTTCCCGCAGTTCTTCCATTGTGAACGGATCAGACAGCGCGTCGATGAACGGACGTCCCGCGAATCCGTAGTTCTCTTTCAGTGTTCCGGCAACCTCCCGCGCGTCCCGGAAGAGCGGTTCTCCGCCGTAGTTGACCTCGATGGTGCGCACCGCCGCGCCGCCGCCGGAATTGCTCTGCACAATCGGCATTTCCCCTGTCGTGATGATGCAACTGGACCATTGACGCTGCCGTTGCAGACCGCCTTCCTTCGCGCCGCGTCCCTTGCTTGCGCCCTCGCAGAGCATGTAGATGATATCGTCGAACATCTTCCGGTCGCTGATGACCTGCAACTCATCCAGCAGGATCGGCAGGTTGCCGCAGAACGCGGCGTACAGTTCCTGCGAGACTTTCGTTCCGGCGAAGGTCTTGATGTACCGCCCCACTTCCGGATTTCCCCAGACCGACGCGGCGAGCATCAGCCCGACAGTCTTGCCGCAGCCCTGCGTGCCCCACAGATGGACGAAGAAGGGCAGGCCGCTGAGCTTTGATACCAGCGGTGCGGCGAAGGATGCCGCCAGCGCGATCCGGGCGGGGACGCTCTTGCCGGCGCGGGTTTCGAGCGCCAGCTTCATCCAGATTTCTTTATCCCCGTGCGGCCCGATTTCCCGGAACATCCGCGCGAACTCAGGGCTTTCCCCGTCGTAGACAATCTCGTCGCAGTAGGGCGCAAAGCCGCCGTTTGTCAGCCATCCCATGTGTCCGGTGGCGTTCTGGGTTTCGATCTCGTCATAGTTGTCTGATTCGATTTCGTTCAGATACTTGACCAGTTCCTTTGCGTTCTCCGAGGTCACGCCGATGCCGTTCTTGGCCAGCCCCACGATCTTCTGCGCCGATGCGGTTACGTCCTTGCTGACGATGATGTCCCGCCACTGCTCGCTCTGTCCGCGGCGGTAGGTCAGCATCAGCTTTTCGTCGTTCGTGTCCATGTTGATGATGCGCTTCACCGGCATGATCGGATGGGAGCATACCCGGATCTCCTCGCCCATCCGCCCGGAGTAGGACACACCGTATTCGTCGCATATGTAGTTGCCGCAGTGAAGCTGGATCTGCTGACCTGGAAAGTTCGTCTCATAGGCTCCCATGATGGTGGCCTTGGGGCTGTTCTGCTCGACGTAGGAATTCCACGTTGACATGAAGCGGCTGAATTTCAGTTTTTTGGCCTGCTGCAAGGTCGCGTTCAGCATTTTCTGCAGCAGGAACTTGTTCTCCCGGTGCTGATAGAGGAACTCATATGGCGCGTCGTTCATGAAGTCGTTCAGCGTCCATTCCGGGATGAGATGGGTTGCCTGGGCTTCCAAGATTCATCACCTCCTCCCGCCCTGTCGGCGTCCGTCACATCACCCGGACGGGGAGTACCAGATAGATTTCGGTTTGGTCATCCTTCGGCGTCACGATGCACGGGGCGGTCGGCCCGTTGAATTTCATCGTCACCTCGTCGCAGGCCGTGTTGCGGAACACGTCGATCATGTACTTGGTGTTGAACGCGATCTCCAGCTCTTTCCCGGTCACGGCGGCGTCCACGTCTTCCTCCACCGTTCCGATGTCGCTGTTGGCGCTGATGCGGACGGCGTTCGGACTGACGCGGAGACGGATCAGGTTGTTGCGGCCGCTGCTGGCCATGATGGACGCGCGGTCGATGGCGCTCTGGATGGCATCCCGCCGGACCAGTACCTCAGTCGCGAAGCTTCCTGGGATCAGATTCCGCCAGTCGAGGAAGTCCCCGGTCAGCAGCGTCGTGCTGATGTCCACATTGCCGAAGGTCGCGCGGAGCGACCCGTCCGAGAAAGTCATTGTGCAGTCCCCGTCCGCGGAGGATGCCAGGCGTTCCAGCTCCATCACGGCCCGCCCCGGAATCACCCGGCGCAGGTTCTTTGCGTCTGTCTGTGTTTCCTGTGATGACATCCGAAAACCGTCCAGCGCCACGGTGTTCAGCTTTCCGTCCGCTGCTTCAAACAGCATGCCGGTCAGCACAATGCGCGTCGGGTCGGTCGCCATGGCGTAGGACGTGCGGGAGATCATCTCGCGCAGCCGTGCGCCGTTCACGGTGAGTTTCTGGATCTGTCCAGCCTCCGGCTTTTGCAGAGGATAATCCGCCGCGTTCTGGCTGGTCATGTTCGCCTTGAACGGACCGGAGTGGATCTTGACCTTGTTCCCGCTCATGTCGAGGTTTGTCACAAAGGCGGGCAGGCGCTTGGTCATCTCGTTCAGGAGTTTTCCGGGCAGCGCGGCGTTTCCGGGTTCCTCCACCTGCGCATCCAGCTGTGCTGTCAGCGTCAGATTGCCATCCGAGCCGATCACGGTCAGCGTCTTTCCGTCCGCCTCAAGCAGGACGCATTCCAGAATCGGGTTGACCGCTTTGGTCGGCACAGCGCGGATCACGGTGGAGAGGGCGCTGATCAGCTGTTGCGTATCGACGGTGATTTTCATATGGGGGATTGTCTCCTTTCGTCGTGGGGATTAAATATATCAAAGGAAGAGATGTGGGTGAATGGATATTCTGGCATTTATCGGCGGGCTATTAGATGATGGTTTCATATTCTCTTTGCGTATGTTTTTACATTTTCTGGCCGACTGCATCCTGCGCGTTTTGTGTATTAAGTTTCACCATTCGTCTCCCGCACGGATTTTTGCACACCCGCCACCCGCTCTCGCACTTCGGGACGAGGTACTTCCGCAGGGCCGGGTCAACCTGCTCCGCCATCAGCGTGGTCAGCATCCGGATTTCCCATTGGGCCCTGCTGCACATCCGCTCATTGCAGAAGTGCATCAGCTCGCGCAGATTCATTGTCATGTAGAGCGACGTCGTTCGGGCGTTGGGCAGAATGTATCGCGCGTCCTCCCGCGGGATGTTGTGCAGGTTCACCAGCTCGTCGTAGGCGTCCTGACAGGCTTTGAGGGCCTTGCGATACACGGGCAGCGCGTCCTCGTCGGTCGCGATGGAAGGCGGCGTCACGTAGTTGTTCTGTTCGTCCTCCGCGCAGTAGCGCTGGCTCCGCTGCGTGTAGCTTGCCATCCGGTGCCGCACCAACTGATGACTCAGCGCCCGGCTCACCCCGTCGATGCGGAAGGTGAAGGTGATGTGTTCAAACACGCTGTGGTGGCCGTTCTCATACAGCCGGTCCACCAGCTTCTGCGGGTTCTTCGGGTCGCTGTCATAGCAGATCGAAGCGTACCGCGCGATGGACTCCACAGGGTTCGGCGTGGTCTGAATCAGCTTGACTTCCATGCTGTTCTGCTCCCTTCTTCTGGTTTTGTTTTTGCTTTCTTCTGCTTTCTTCTGTTTTCCGTTTTCGTCATTCTGCTTGCTTTCTGGTTGTTTTCGCTATATCGCGCCCATTTCCAGCCATTTCGCGAAGACGACCTGACCTTCATCTGCCAACTGCGGAGCAGGCTTAAAGTCGCGCCCTGCCGTCCGGGTTCGGATGAGCGGGGAGAGAATGCCGTCATGGGTTTCCCAATCATTCATGATGGCTTCAGCAGAGAGCAACCTTTTTCCATCGTTCGAGCATGGCTCGTCCGATGAGGTCACGGTTTGCTGCCGTTTCTGACCCACCATTGCATCCATCGTACCCCCCGATTTGGTATTATCTGGAATTGCAGTTTGTGAGGAACCACTCAAAGATTCGTCTTGCTCCATCCGTGGAGGTACCAGCCCAGAGCTTCCATGGCTGTCCTGAAGTACACTCTTGTCGTACCCCCCCCCGATGGAATTTTCTGCCAATTCAAGTTTGAACTTGGTCTTGGCGTTTGGGTCGAGAATCCGGATCTGTCCCGGGTGGTTGTCGATCATCTTCTGGAAGGCGCGGACGTACATATCCCGGTACTTTGGCCACCGGGCGAAGTCCCGCTCCATGTTCTTGCTTCCGGAGAGGGGACAGCCGATGCACC